ATACTACAACTAGAGGTAAAGGTAAGTATTTGCAAACCATTAAGCATTAGGGGGAGTCATGATGAAAGAGATATTCATTGATGAAGCACAAATTGCTAAGTATCTGTATTCCAGATTGGTTCAAGATGGTTACGCTCCAGCCGCAGATGAAGTACTTGATTTAGCAGAATATGTATTTGACTTCTTAATAGAAATGTCTTATATCCAAGGGATTGAAATGGAAGTAGAAGAAATTGAGGAGGAAGACTAATGCCGCTACCTAAAAATACATTATTTTATGGCCTAAACTTAACTGAGGAACAAGAAATGTATGGTGACTCAATTGTAGACAATCTCATGACATTTGTACAGGCAAGGGCTGGTAGTGGTAAAACAACAATTCCTGTAGGTACTGCAAAAATTATGGGTAAGCACTTACATTATATTTTTCCTACTGTAGAAGAAGGTGCGTTAGGTTTCACTAAAGGTGATGAAACAGAAAAAGAGCGTAAATATCTAACCGCTTTGTATGATGCCATCATTGCCATTGGTGATAACCCAGAGAAAGTCATTTTCAGTAAATATGAATTCAGACCACATGCTTACATTCATGCTTATTCTCATAACTATATGCGTGGTGGTAATATTAAAAACGCTATTGTATTCCTAGATGAAGCACAAAATTGTACTAAACGAGAAATAAAGAAAGTCCTCACACGATTACATGATTCTAGTCATGGTGTAGTAGCTGGTGATATAAATCAATGTGACATCGGTGAGGATAAATCAGGATTCCTACCTTATCTTATGCACTACCAGAAAACTTCATTCACACAAGTTTGTGAATTGACAAAGAATTTTAGAGGAGTGATTTCCGCACATGCAGAAACCTTACAATGACAATCATTGTTGTGTTTGTCATAGATTATTTGAACTAGGTGAAATAAGAACTTTACATGAAGGTAATTCGTATTGTATATCGTGTTATCAAGAATCACGTGAAATGGGTAAGAAACTAGAGCAAGCTATTAATAAACCATTGGAAGCTAAAAATCTTACACCAGAAGAATCCGCACGATTTAAAAAGGAATGGGAGGAACTAGAGAAAGTATTTAATAAACCAGCACATTATCACCAGCATAACATAGATACCATCCAGTTCCTACAGGAAGGTTTTCCACCAGATGTATTCATGGGGTTTGCGATTGGACATATTATCAAGTATGCACAAAGAGCAAATTACAAGAATGGTAGAGAAGACTTTGTGAAAATGTTGGACTACTCTAAACGAGCATTAGATTGGTATGACAAAACCCACTCCTAAAGAGTGGGCTTTCTTTTTATTTAAATAGTTTTGACCATGTAAGTTTGCCTACGACACCATCTACTTCCAAACCATTATGTGCTTGGAAATTACGAACCGCCATCCATGTACCGTTTCCAAAAACACCATCGACATCAATGTGTAATCGTTTTTGAATTAACTTTATGCTTGCGTGGTCACTATCTCCTTTTTCAATCGGATGCTTAGGATATTTAGGAGCAGTAGACGGTACAGGTTTCAAGAACAATTCAGCTTCCGCTTTTCTACGTCTAGTCAATCCGTTTAATACTACTTTCTCCCCATCAATTGTACCTTTGTTCCACTTTGCGAATTCCTTAGCGGCACCAGTAAAATCCTTCGCATTTACTTTTTTAAGTAATGTGGATGTTTTTAAAGCACCAGACCCAACATTAAAACTAAAGGCAACTAGAGCATCAAATTGGTGTTGATTGATATTTACAGTTACCAACTTATCTACACTCTCTTCAAATCTATCTAAATCATGTCTAAGTAATGTATCAGCTTCGACTTGTGTAATTCTATGACCTACAACTACACCACCTGTATGTCCGTATCCAATTGTAGGTACTCCAACTACATCCTTGTATCCATAAAGTAGGCATCCTTCGAAGTGTTTAATTAAATCCAATCCAGCTTTTGAGATTTTCATATTATTTAACCTCTTTCTTATGATTCTTCCAAACACCATACGCACTAAAAACTGCTAAAATACCAACTACGATACCATCTTGTATTTCATTCGATAATTCAATGTGTAATATAGATTTAATAACTAATGCACCTAGAGCAACAAATGGAGCGATTACTGTTTTATTCATGACGTCATCTCCCTATTTAATTACTACAAATTTGATAAGAGCGAATACTACACCGATTACCCCTACAATTGTAGCGGTTATTAATGCTCCAGTTACAGTACGTCTTAACCATTTCGTGTCATCCTTAATGCCTTTGATTTCATCACGAACTGCTTTCACATCATTTTCATTGACTGCCATACGAATTTCAAGGGAAGTTAACCTTCCCTCTACACTCGGATTTATTTGTTGTGACATATTAATTACCTCCCCCACCTTTTGGATTTATTTTGGATGTAGATTTAATCATATTCGCAATTGCTTCAAGTAAGGAGGAGTCTCCACTTGCAACATCGTATGCGTTTTTACCTACACCCAAATTGGACATGAGGTAGGGAATGATGTCTTCTGGTTGTAGTTCATTGGAGCCGTAACTGATTGGTTTACCTGTGTACAATTTTTTATTCGTTTTCATTTCCAATGGCATTTTCAATGCTGGGTTGGTACTACCTAAGAATGATAGTGGGTCAGACAGTATTTCTAAGTCATTGGCTGGTGCTGGAACTGTAGTGTATCTATCCTTAGATACCTTGATTCCAGTATTCTTCTGCCAATCTTCACCCTTCTCTCCATCATTGAATAGGTGTCTCATTCTGTCTGTATTCAAGATGAACTTTGGATTCTCCATTAACAAACGTAGTTGCAATGGAATATTACGCTTTGTCCAGTTCCAGAATGGTACGGCTACCCTCATCCCTCTATCAGCGTTAGTTAGTTCATTGTAGTTGAATAAATATGTCCGTACTTGATTAGCGGCACGTTCCACATTACCGTACTTATCAAGGCCATTAACGAAGTTTGCTAGACGATAGATATCATCTACAATTTCACCAGCTTTACGTGCTTTTCGGATACCCTTATTATCACCTATGGCTTTAGCTACTTTTTCTAATGTCTTAGGTTCAGCAAATTCAAAAGTAGTTTTAGAGTCAAATAGGAATCCTCCAGCAATAACATTGTGCCTGTACGCATTTTTCATAATCTTCATTTCTGATTCAGAAAGTTTACCCTTCATGTATCCGAACAGTAGCTTTCTAGCAACATTGTAATCTCTAGTTTTCACACCAGCCGCTAAATTCGTAAATGTATTACCAATCATGTTATTTATATAGTGGGCTGGTTTGTAGTAAGTAACTAGTGGTCTCCAGATATCTGATACTGCCGCTAGGTGTCGATATGCGTTATTCATACCTTCATTTGTAAAAACGTCATCTATGCGTTTCAGACCATCTAATACATCTTTGTGCATATAATGTGCTACATCTTTACTTAATCCTAACTTCTTTACTTCATCCTTGTCAAGTCTTTTTAGACCTTCTGGGGGCATTTCATCAGAGCCTTTTTCAAGGGATTTCATCATTCCGTATCTAGAGAGTTTAGTTTGCATTTCCTTTACTGCTCTAGCACGAACACCCTCTTTAGCCCTTCGTGTTAATGCTGAAACTACATCAACATCGAACATATCTTCTACGTGTTCTAGTTGCTTGTCGATAGACGCTAGTTCATCTGGGTCTGTAGTTTTAGTCCTTAGTTTGGATAATTCTTCGATGTAGTCATCTCTATCAGCAATGGTCTTAAAACTTCTACGTGACTTATCGAATTTATTTTCATTCTTTAATCCATTTAGTGATTTATGACGTTCTGCGAATTCCATCATTTCTTTCAAAGCCTTGTTGGATTTATTGACAACGTGTGGGAAGTAGTTTTTTGATAGATTAGATAATACACCAGCCGCTACATCATCATCACCAATATCTTTAACTAAAGGACGTATGGTATCAGCTAACTTCTTAACGTTTCGAGATGGCACCCAATCTTTACCGTATGACTTAGGAGCCTTTTTCTCTAGATAATAAATAGCGTCCTTCATTTCTTTCTTACTCATTTTGTTTGACTTGATGACCTTAGCTACTTTCTCTAATCCTCTGGTGTACATAGCAGTTTCCCCTAGTTTACGAGAATTGGCATCAGCTATGTGGTCAGCCATTGAATCTACAAACTTATCACCAGTTTTTAGAGTACGTGCATCGAACGGATTATGTTTATCAAAGACATGTTCTAACTTTGTCTTCGCTCTAGTCACTTCATTGTAATCTGTTTTCCGTAGTTTATCAGTTACCTTATTGATATCTCTTGCGTTCTTAGTTGATATATCCAAAGGATTACCTTTAGGATGTATTTCTTTTACCGTAGTTTTTACACTCTTAATTTTCTCAGTATCTTTTAAGAATGTACTCGCCCACTTCATTGATTCTGCTCTTGCCGCTCTGTCTGCTTTAGAAATACCACGCATACCAGTTTTTGTATGTTTCCAATAATCAGATACCATTTCAGCCAAATGAGCACCTACGGAACTACGGAGTTTCTCATCATGTCCAGTTTGTAATAGAATCTCATTCAATTGATTCTTTACTGCATCCCAATTTTGGATTCCTGCTCCTTTTAGATTCTGTTTTCTAAAGTTATTCATTAATCTAGCGAAGTCTTTTTGTGGCATTATCTGGTCTACTACTTCTTGTGTAACCTTTACGTCTGGTAATGATTTTTGATTACGTAGTTTATCAACTAATGGTTCCATGTGTTTAGCTAAGTCATCAAATTGTGTTTTAGTCAATTCACCTAATTGTTCTACACCATATCTAGTTTTAACTACTTGTTCTAATGTAGCTTTAAATGATGGAGAATCATTACCGCCTTTAGCAATTAAATTCTTTACAAGGTCATTACCTACAGTAGCTTCTGTACGATGTAGTAAACTACCTTCTCTTATGTTACCAATAGCACCTGTCATTTTATTGGAGAAGGGAACTGAGACACCCCATTTGTTAATATTCGAGTTGATGGTTGTATTACGAGCAGTTTTTAATTCTTCTGCTAATTTACCAACCTTCCTAGCTACAACTCTTTCCACTAAATCATCAGACAGACCATCATACTTAGCATACTTAGCTTTAAACACTTTACTAGCCGCCTGTAAGAAGTCATCTGATTTTTTAAACTTACCAGCTATACCAATGGATTCCCCTAGTTCAGCCATCTTAGCTACTTCTGCTACTTTTCCTAGTTTAGTAGCCATTGATAAACCACCAGTTAAGTAGGTTAATGGGTCAAGTGCGATATCTAAACCAATACCACCACCGACTTTACCCCAGCGATTCTTGACACCTAATTCTTCCATGATGTCATCTCCACGCTTCCAGCCCTTGTCTGCACCATGCAAGAAACCAACTAGAGGAACATCACCCCATGATGCTTTACCATCTGTCCAATCTTTCCACTGTTCTTTAGCACCATTCTTGATACCACGACCAATGGAGCCGCCAATAGAATCCTTGAATAAGATATCCAGTAGTTTTTCTCCAGCGGATTTCTTTTTATCTTTTATATCTTTGATAGTGTGATAAGCAGAATCCGTAAATATTCCACTTGGTTGACCTAGGGTACCAGATATCATATCCCAAAAATTAGGCTTTAGCCCATTCTTCTTTTTCTTTTTCTTCTTAGTGCTATGTGTAGAAATATCGAAGTCAGAATAATCAATAGGGGCACCTAAGTCGATGCCCTTATGATTAGCTAGGATAGAAAGGTAGTCTGGAATATCAAGGTTATACTTTCGTTTTCCCCCAATAGCCGCTTCTATTTCAGCCATTACTTGTTCGGCTGATTTTACCATAATACTAACCTCCTAATAGTAATTATGTTTATCCCAGTACCGCAACGCTTTCTCTGGTGTACCGTAACGGTCTTTCACGTAATGATACATCATGATTAATTGGTCTACTGGTCTACTATATTTTAAATTCGGATAACGTCTTTGATATTCTTTAACTGTAGAATTTAGGAACTGAGCATAACCATGAGCCGTTGATTTAGGATTCTTAGCGTTCGGATTCCATGTGGATTCACGACCAACTAATTCAGCCATTGCACTAGCCCATTGCCTAGGTACTCCTTTGGTCATAGCTTCATTCAAGTGACCTGTAAAGTTCCTATAGCTGGAACTACTGGAATATTTCTTTGTCTTCCACATGTTACTGTAGCTATTACTCTTTTCCCACTCAGCATTACCTTCTGCAATTGTCTTTTGATGTCCTCCACCATTTACACGAATGACGTAACCTTTAAATTTCTTAGCAAAGTAACCGCTTGACATACTAGCGATAGCCACACCAGTTGCACTTTGGGAACCAATGAATTTACCATCACCAACGTAGATACCGACATGTCCGTTTTTCTTATACGTATCAAAGAAAACAATGTCACCAACTTGCATATCACTAGGGTCTACACGTACACCTTGCTTAGCAATTGTATCCGTATTTCCTCCACCTAAGTCGATACCAGATTTCTTAAATGCGTAGTTGACGAACCCAGAGCAATCAAACCTACCATTCTTGATGTCATTTGAAGTACGTCCACCACCCCAGACGTACTTCGTTTTACCGATAAGTGATTTACCCACGTTGATAGCTTCTAAACCACCTCCGTTTGAATTTTCATCTACTTTCCCATATTAGCCAGTTTGTCCATCTTACCCATTACTTTTTTAAGTTTAGATTTAAGACTCTTAGGAACTTTCTTACCAGCCTTTTTGTATCCATCAATTTGTTTTTGGATACTCTTAATCTCGTTATTTAAGATACCAGCTTGTACTCGAACCTCAGCCGTATCTGCATTACGAGCCGCCAATTCCAATTTAGCTTGAGCATTAGCAATATCAGCTTGTGCCTGTTGAGATTTAAGGTCAAGTGATGCCCAATTGTAATTAAGTTTTTGTGTAGCCATTGCAAGGTCATTATTGATTTTTTGCATAGCCGCACTTTCACCAGCAATGTTATGACGATTCTCTTCTTGTAGTTTCATATATGCCATAGATGTTAATGGATTACCAGCTTTATCTTTCAGCACTTTACCATTCAAGTAAACATAACCAGTGGAACTAGTGAGATATTTATCTTGCTCAGTTTGTGCTTTCAGTTGTTCAGTAATGGATTCAGCCGTAGCCGCTTCTTGAGCCGCTTTAGCTTCCGCTTGTGTTTGTTTCGATTGATTTAATGCATCTGTATATTGTGCAGTGATGTCTGCTTTAGTTTTAGCTGAATCAGCATACGCTTGTGAATAATTTTGTCCATTTAATGCTTGTGCTCTAGCGTAAGCATCTGCCGCAATACCAGAATCAGTAATACCACGTGTAGCCATTTCTTGTTGCATTTGTTGTTTTTGTTGAAAGGCTTGAGCATCCATCGTACCTAAACTTTGATTTAACTGTACAGTTTCAGCGTCAATGGCTTTCTGTTTGTCTTGTTTCAAGTGATATTGATTTTGGACATTCACATCATTGTAATCTTCAAAACCCCACTTACCAAGCAATTCATTGTAGTATTTTCTCTGTCCATCAGTCATACCTTTATCGTTCAAAATCATGTCATTATAACGCTTGTAGTCGTTAGTCTGCCATTCTTTTGTATACGCAGAGGTTGGATTAGCTTTAATATAATCCGCACGTAATTTGTCATCTTTCAATAATTGGTCTTTCGTATACTTAGACCAATCAGTAGCTTTAGGAGCCGCTGGTTTAGTAGCTGGCTTCTTTGGAGTAGTTGATTTTGGCTTCTTTGTTACAGGATTACCTTTACCAACTGGTACCTTTGTGACTGGATTAGTTTTTGGAGTTGTAGTCTTTACTGGTGCTTTCGTAACTGGAGCCTTAGTAGAAACTACAGGTTTTTTAGTAGTAGAAGTAACAGGTTTCTTAGCTACTACTTTAGTTGTAGGTGCTTTCTTTGTACCAATACCATGTGCTTTATTCCACGCATCACGTACCGCTTTATTATTTGTTTGGTCTTCATGCGTGTTAATCATGCTTTTATTCTTTGCAGTAATTTTTTTCTTTTTCTTTTTAACTGGTGCTTTATATCCAGTTTTGTCACTATTTCTATTCCCACCTAGTAGTGGATGACTACCAGAATATGAAGGTGTCTTTTTATGTTTTGATGTACTCTTTTTCTTTTTCTTTGTGACACCATCACTATTTCGGTTTCCTCCAAGTAATGGATGACTACCGCTATATGAAGGTGTTACTTTCTTTTTTGGTTTGCTCTTTTTCTTTTTAGCACCATCACTATTTCGATGTCCACCTAATAATGGGTGACTGCCAGAATAAGAAGGTGTTTTCTTCTTTTTTGCTTTTTTTGTCTTTTTAACCTTGCTCATTCCAGACGCTTCGTTTAAAATCATTAGTATTACCTCCTTCAAAAATTTTCCGTATTAACTACAATTAGTATATCATACTACTACATTAGTAAAAAGAGGGAACTACAACAGTTCCCTCATTTTTTAGGTTATTCATCTAATTCAATTGTCTTTTCACAGTGACCTTCATCAAAGTAATTGAGAATCTTACAAACTCGTATCCCCAGTTTATCGCCTTTTCTAGCTCTTTTAGCCATCCTTGAACTAATGGTCTCATCAGGATTACCGCCCAAAAGTGTATTACCCAATTGGTCAAGTGATACAAGGATATTCCAGATATACTTTTTCATGATTGAACCCCACCCATATACGTAACATTTTTAACCTCATCAACGGTTTGTGCGTTTTCAACTATTGGTTGTAAGGTATCTCGAAACTTAGAAATGTTATACTGTATGTGGTCTAGATGTGCCATGTAAAGTGGAGCGTATTGGTCTGCTCGTACTATCAATCGTAATACGTTTCCGTTCATGTCATACACAGTCCATAGTAACTCAGTTCTCCAACCCTTCTCAAATACTTTTAAGGCTTTATCGAAGTTCTTTTGTGCTTCATTATCACATGAGAATTGATAGGTCACCCCATCTAACTCAGCGTAAAATCGACCTAAAATAGTTTTATTACATTCATTCTGTAACTCATTACTCTTTCTGATTTTCGCATCGTTTAATATGAGTTCATCAATTTCCAATATTTCACCATTCATATACTTAAAGAACTTAAAATGTTTAGAAAAAATAGAGTGGTTATCAGCTATCTCTACCTCAATTTCACTCTCCATGTTTCTTGACTTAGATAGTTGCAGTACCTCATTTGTCGATTCATTTACCAGAATATATATCTTCATTTTTTATATCCCCCCTTAATACGCTATTACGTAGCGTAAAACAATGTCAGCGGAAATACCTGTAGAGTTACCGCTCGCAGAAGAATCCCCTACGATTCTATCATTGTAGATGATTAATGATTTAGCGGCTAAATCAGCATATGAACTTGTAGAAGTACCTGTTGGAATAGCGAAAGACCAGTTATTTCCGTTGTCACCCACAAACTTAGGAATAACTGATGTGTACCAATTATAGTTTTGGGGAGTAGATGGAGCATCAAAATCCGACCAGACTAATATCCAACCGTTAGGACACTGCGTTAATGTCTTAGTTGGAGTTAGTGTAGACCCATCTACAGGATATGCGTAGCCATCCCATAAAAAGTTATTCTGACCGCTATAATACACAGGTTTACCATCAAGTAGCAATGTACCGCCACCATCAACTCGTAAAGTCCAATAATCATTTATAGCATCCGAATAATCACCAGCAACTTTACCTGTTTTTAGAAAGAGCACACCTTCCCCTTCATTATCAGCTACGTCCTTCATGTACGCTCCATTCAGACCAGTGATATCACCATTCTGCAATTGAATTGCCGCAGTGTTACCCCATTTATTAGCGGCATTTACTTTTACTGTACCTGAGAATACACCATCACCAGTTGTAGCATCTATAGAGAATACAAGTGAACCATCTGATAGTTTCGTTATCTCAATTCCTTGTTGAGCATTAAGTTTTAATTTATTTAATAAACTAGTAATGATGATACCGTCAATGTCATTGATAACTACTCCGTTATAATCGGTATCAGATAATACTGTACGATTAGTTACTTCTTCAGATGTGGCAACAGGGGAAAATTCCTCCCCATCAGTTTCTTCATATGGTAATGGTAATTCAGTTTGTTCATAACTTTCAGCCATTGACCACACCTCCTATTTCGGTGAACTATATTTGAATACAAAGCCAAAACTTAGTAATTGAACATTACTTTTAACTTCCGCTTTAATGATGGATTTAATGTATCTAAATCGACCATTAACTGGTAATATGAATTTTTGAGAGTCTGTACCATTTTTAGTTGGGTCAACGGTTACAGGTGAGATTAATAAATTTGTAGTACTATCAGCGGTTAATACTACTACAATACTTGTATCGGATTGTACTTTTGAAATAAGTTGAAATTGTTTTAATTTCTTCTTGTGATAAGGCAAACCGTAGTCATAATCTTTTGATGCAATAGTCATAGTAAATCGTGTTTTTAAATCATCCATGAATACATCTTTAGTTAATTTATGCAACTGTCCTGTTTCATCTGGTGTTAGATATAATGAGCCGTTAATTGATTTCATAGTTGAATAATTATTAGCTACATAATCTCGAACCCATACACCTAATTCATAATAGAATCTGTAAATATGACAATTAGTACCTGTTTGAACATACAAATAATATTGGTCATTGTGTATCATTCCAATAACTTTTTTAGATACACCATTTAAGTCAGTTGTTAGTGCATCTTTAATCTCTAAATCAATCCTTTCTACATTTAATTTATCTGTAGTAGAATAGTTGAATGATTTTAGAATATACACACTGTTGTCTCTAGATACAAATACAATATAATTCTTCATTACTTGAACTGAATACGGATGTTTAGTACCTATGGTAGTATGAATTGGTATTTTTGCATATTCCGATGGTGCCACACCTGTAATCATTTGAATTGAATTTGTTGTAAAACAAACTAAGAAGTTCTTATATTGAATTACAGAATTTAAACTACCTCTGGTTGGGTCACTTATTCGCATAATGTTTGTTCTAGGGAAATAAGCAAAATTGTTCAGATGAGATGTATACATGTGGTCTGGATTATTCGTATCACCATATAGAACTAAACGGTCATAATGTAATAAAATTCGATTACATAATTTCATATCTTCAAAGTTAATAGTCGCTTCTGGCTTTGCATCTGGTGTAGATGCTACCCTAAACTTAGGAATGATATATTCATCTAACGTAACCGTAGTTCCATTTTTACGAATCTCACATTTAATTTGGTAATCTGTATTCTTACCGAATTTATGAGACATCGTTTTAGTCAAACCCCAATCAGCCCATTGAGTGAATTTAGGCTCAGTTACATACTTAGATGAAAACTTATATTGTAAAGTATCTGATGCAATCTTTTCTGAATATGCCGTAAACGTTACGCTTTTATTTACGACTCCATATCGTTGGTCACTTTTAATACCTAAGATGTTATTAGATGCTCCAGCTGTAATGTCAGCTAGGAAATTATCGGGGTCAGCCGCATATCCATTAGTTCCAATGTACAAGGCTTCAAGTCCAGTAGGTTTATATGCTTGAACTAGTGAAGCAGTAGTACCATCGAATTTAACTAATCCACTACCTGTAGCGATATACAATAGCGTTCGATATTGAACTGCTTCAACTGGTCTAGTTGTCTGAAACCCACTTGCTAAATCAGTAATTGGTAATAATGTAGTCGCTCCTGTTTGTTCGTTAAGTTTATATAATTTTCCACCAATAGCATGAATGATAGTACTATTATTAAGATTATCATAATAAAACAAACCTTGAGAAACACCTAAGTTTAAACTACCTAGAACTTTTGTTCGAGCATAGGCTTCTCTATTGGTTACAATTCCACCAGCTACGATGTTTACATTTTGCATGAGAGTAAATTCATTATCGTTTAATTTAGATGGATGTTCTTGTGTATTCATTCCTCCATCGAAGGAACTAAAGACTTCCATCTGTTTATCTGATGTATTGACTGAGTAAGGTTGTCTCGCCATTCATATCCCTCCTAAAATGCACTCCACCATCCGTAAGGTGGATTATTTAAATCTGAATTATTTTCAAATACGATTGTAATTTTGTCATTTGGAACTAAGGAAATTCCCTTAAATGTAATAGATTTTGTATTTAGATTAATACTATAATACATTGAATCTAAAAGTACATTATTGTTATAAACTGTTATTACATCAAAATATGAACCATATGGCATAGTTAAAGTATACAAGAGAGTACCAGCATTTTCCACTATTATTTGTTGAATATTGTAATCAGTTCGCACACTAGGTTGTAGCACCATGTCACGTTGCATTGTCCTAACCATATCTGCGAATTGATTCATAAAATATACACCGCTATTGTAATCTGAATCAGATTCTCTGTATTTACCTACAGAAAATAAAACTAATGACTCATGATATCGTACATCAAATTCTGGTTCATAAGTAATCGGTTTCCCAGTAGTCACTGGGATATTCGCTTGTAATGCTTGATTGATACGATTGATAGCTTGGTCTACCCACATCGTAATGTTGTTATTAGAAATACCTGTATCGTTTTCAGCCAATGATTTAACTGCGGTAAATATCTCACTCATTTTCATATCAATTCCTCCTATTTTTATATTAATTGCCTGTTAAACTGCGTATTTGTAACCATGTACCTGGAGTTCCTGTAACCGTACATATCCATCCAGTGATTACATACTTACTTCCTGTTGTACCCAGTTCCGAAGGTAAGGTATTCCATACTCTATCTCCCCTAGTCCACCCATTAATAGTAGGTGCGGCAGAACCCCATTCTTGTTTATTAACTGCATCTACACTGAATATAGACTTTACGTTAATGTTTTCTGTCTGGAATCGTCTAGCTAACAATTTAAAATTTTGGTCAGATACTCCACTGAATTGAGTAGCAATTGAACCGTTGGTCAAGTTTGCTTCTTGTAGTATACAACCTTCTACAGTTGTACCACCATCTTGTAGGTAAATTACACCCATTACCCCATTAGCTTCTACCGCTTCAATATTGAACTTCTTTACATCTGATTTAAAACGGAAAGCATTGGAACTAGATGCACCAAAACATGTAATTGTACCACCTTTCCATGAACCACCGTATACTTTGAATAGTTGAAATGCATCTACATTTGGTAAACCAGAACCAGCAAGTAATCTAAATTCTCCATGACAAGCTTCAAAATTAACGGAACGAACTACTTCAGTCTCGCCAATTTTTACACGTTGTCCGCCAATATAACAAGAGTCAAAGTTATAAGAATCTAAGTTTACAGTTCCGTTGATTTCGATAGCAATATCTGTGGCATCTACACGTCCGAATGTACAATCTTCTGCTTTGAATACTCCACTGTTGAAACCATCTGCGGTAATCTTTAAAGCATTACCACCTACAGTGGAACCGTATCCTATTCTCACACGCTTCATGGAAATGTGAGATACATTAGATGTCTGTAAAGCAGTGAATCCACTGGCTATATTCTCAAACGTGACATTCTCTAAATAATGTTGAATAGGTATATTACCAGCTAAGTTAGCTACTACATCCCCTATTCTCAATCCATTCGCAGTTCCATTTAAGTCAAAACGTAAGTTTTTAAATGAATTACGTTGATGTTTACTTGATGTAACCATTGCCCACGATGAACCTATATAATGTAACCGTGAACCAGTTGTACCTTCTCCGATACCTTCAAGGAATACATTCTCAGGAACTAATAACGTCTGACTATACTTATATTTAACAGGAGGTTTCGGAAAGAATATAGTTCCACCACCGGCATTAAATACATCCGTAATTGCTTGTTGGATTTTTATACCATCATCCGTAACATCATCACCAACTGCTTTATAATCAACTATTACATCTACTCGATAATTGTTACTTTTATTTTTAATATCTGTTAATTTATTAGATACACTTTTACCATCAGTATCAAAAACCAATTGAGCATCAATTCCAAATGACATATTATTTCCTCCTTATGAATAAATTAATTTATCAATTATAGATTCACAATTTTGTCCAAGTGTAAAGTAATTATTACCACTATACAGGGGTTATAGTTTTAATACCTGTTCCAGTTACAACTTTTATAGTGTTTGTATCTGTCCTAAACCACATTTGTCCTACTAAAGTAGTTGTTCTATCAGTTGTTCTGTTTTCTAAGATAGATAAACGTCCTGCATCGTTTTGATTACCTAAATCCGACACCCTTGTATAAGGCATATTTTGAAGATTAAATCGAGTATATTCTGCTTGTGCCGTACAAAAGATTACGTTATTAGAATGAGGAATTAACTGTAAATCCCATATCATTCCATCAAATACATTATACCCACCATTAACTGTGATAAGTGTTTGTGTAGCGTAGGAAGGTTGTATTTGTAAACTAGAGAAAATATTTCCCGAACATTCAGCAGGAACAGTTACTTGTGAGGAAATATTAATCATCTCATTACAACCTTCTAAGGTGAAGTTATTAAAACGATTTGCATTAATATAAGCGTTTCCGCTTGGAGTAGGTGCAGTACATTGCAGAGACACTCCTACATTCATGCTAACGATTTTCACATTATCAAAAACTAAGAAAGATATTTCATCGTTTGCATTTCTAGATAGAAGTTTTACACCCGTTGCTTTACGGTAGTCGTTCCAATCAATAATCTGCATGTTTCTCACGGCTGTACGGTTCCATGAATTGTAATAGCGATACACACCGTCAAAATAGAGTACATTTCCAACAAAGTTCACATCATCTATATTAATAGTGAAACCTTCTGCGGAAGAATTTTTCTGAAATTCTAATACATTGTAGTTAACTCCGTAAACTGTGAAGGAAGTTTTATATCCACCAACCAACTTAATACCTGTTTTAATTAGAATCCTTGCTGAAATGATATATGTTTTATCTTCCATCAATACAGTTTTAATTCCATTCGCTACTGCGTAATCAATAGCCGCTTGGATTTTAACCTCATTATCTGTACCGTTAAAATCAGCTAAAAACACAACAGTTTTCTTGGATTTATCTGCCACAGATGATTCTAATTGAACTACAGTAGCTTCTAAACTTGGTGATACTGGTGCAACGGGTTCTGTCCATCTTGCACGAACTATCATGCCACTTTTAATTAAGTTTGAATCTATCAATAAGGTAAACTGATTTTCTATACTACTTAGTATCAAATTTGGGTCTACAAGAACACCGCCTACTTGTACTTCAAACCATTTACTTGATGAGTTGTAATTTGAACCTGCTGGCATAATATAAGTTATTTGATTAGCAGATGCTACCCATGTGTAGTCATTCATAGTAGACATTTTTATATTACCAGCTTGTAGTAAGATACTGCTAAGTTTATTTTCAAAATCACCTTGCTTTGTTGCAATTAAATCAAGTGTTATATTGAAACCATCAGCATCTACATTTCCTAGAATACTTGCTACAATATAATTATTTCTAGGATAAGTGATTGAAGTATTATCATCTGTATTTACTACAAATTCACCTACAAAATTACCTTCAATAAGTGTATCTTGTTCTGTGAAAGTATAAGATACTACTCCATTTAACGCATCTTCTATGACCGCTGGTTTATTTACAACTACTGTATTTTTATCACCCATGTTAAAAACTACAGATGTTCCAGTTAAATCAACTACAGAATCATCTTCATTAACTAGAGTGTAAGTAAACTTGTAACCTTTATCCGTTCGTTTTAATATGATGTCCATGATTTACCTCCTTCTTATTGAAAAAATCCCCTCACCATGAGGGTAAGGGGATTCTGTTAGTTAAAATTATGCTCCAGTTCCTAATGAACCAAAGATACCTCTGTAATCAGAGTATCCACAAGAGAAACGCATGTAACCACGATATTTAGCTTGCATTGTAGAGAAGTCTTCATCTTGCTTGAACTCAAGACGCTTTCTCCAGAAGAAGTTAAGTTCTGCTACACTAGGGTCAAGTAAGAACCATGCAGTACTTGAAGTAATGTAATCCATTGGAATAACTTCCAGCGACCCTTGAATTACGTTCTTATCATTTGTAATTCCAGTACCGTTACCAGTAGATGAAATATTCATTGAACCTAAGATAGTACGAGCCTTATATTCAAGAGTACGTGGAACTATAAGTTTAGTAGGTTGTGTTTGGATAAGAATACCTCTATCATCCACTTGACGAGACATCTGGATAAGAGCCGCTTTTAAGTTAGCATCCGTTAGTAATCCATCCGCAGAAGACGCTCCATCGGAAGCGGCAAGGCGGTTGGACATTGTACCACCATCAAGACGTTTGTGAGTTGTAGAGATTAATGGAGCACCATCAAAACCGTTGACAGTAAAAGCGTTGTTTAATATCTCAGCCGCTTTAGTTTCAATTGTAGCACGTGCCGCACGACCTAACGCTTTACCCATTTTAGAGATTTGGTTGTATTGTTCGTCATCCACTAGTTTACGCTCTACAGTAAAACCAGAAGCGAATTCTTCATGGATGTATTGTAATGCTTGTGGGTCAACTGTATCTTGGAATACTACAGAACCAGCAGAATCTTTCTTTTCCCAAAGACCGAATCCACCCATCCGTAAGTCAGTTTCAATTGCTTTATTTGAATTTTGAACATTGAAAATTTTAGAATACTGTTCAGCCTTTTCTTTGTATGTTTCCATGAAAACTTTACGTAGGCCAGGTTCTAGTAAACGACCAAATGATTGTTGTTGTAACATGGTTAATTCCCTCCTTGTAGGTTAATTATACTAATGTAACGAATACAAATTTTCCGTCTTTAGAGTAGTCAACAACTTTCACAGATGGTGTAGTTGTAGTATTTAAATCTACTGTTTGGTCATTAGTACCAGCCGCTAATAAAATTGAATATGATACACCAATGTCAGCGTTATTAGCAGTTTGTTTAGCACCAGATTGAGCCACAGGAACTTTATATACTGCCGCTTTATCCATACGAACTTTAGCTACACCGTTAGGGTTTTTAGTAGTATCAATTGAAGAAGCAGTAAATGAAGCATTAGTCGCAGTATATGGAGCACCAGCAAGACCTGTAAATTCTCCACCTTCTGTAACACCGATACCAGCACCACCAGCCGCACCTACACGTTTGATTAAACCAGCCGCAGTAGTTGTAACTAGGTCGCCTTTTTTCATACCACCGTTCGTGTAGTTAGTTACAGTTTCTAGTGGCATATCTTTAATTGGAGTAGTTAATGTTCCATCTAATCCGTAAGCAAATACAAATGCCATTTTATTTCCCTCCTAATTTGTAATTTATTAATTTTTATATTGGTTGTATTCCTCAGCAGTCATACCAAATTGCTTGGCGATGTATGCTTCGTCAGATGTTAATTGTTTAGTACTCTTAGCTTTGCCGTTACCTACAGGTAATGCGGTCTTTTTCTTTCGACCACTTTCATTAGCCAGCTTGTCTTGTACCTTAGCATTTGCCAAACTGTCTATGATTTTCTTTCCATGAACTGCGAATACCGCTTGTTCCAATGGTAGGTCTACATTTTTAACAGTATTAAGGATATAATCCACCGCTAAGTCTAGGTCATCAGACTCTAGTACTGGGTACTGTTTTTCGAGTTTCGCTCTGTCTGCATTAATTTGAGTTTGCCAACTTTGAAATTTCAATTCATTGAGTTGTCTCTCAAGCTGGTCTGCTCTGTCATTTGCGGCCTTTTGATTACGTAGGATTTCGAGTGGAACTTTAGATTGTTTGGATTCTTCTACAAGAGCCGCTTCTTCCATTTCAGCCATGATTTGTTCTACAGGTTTGCCAAACTTATCAGATAGAGTTTTAGCAAGTTTGTATTCTGGAGATTCATTTTTCAGTCTCTCTAATTCAGCTTCTACTCGCTTTTTAACTTCTGATTGTCTACGCTTTTCTGCGAACTTAGCATTTTCTTCTTTGGATTGCTTTTTCTTTGTAGTAAGTTCTTCCTCTTCTTCGTCCTCTTCCTCTTCATCATCTTCGTATTCATCTTCGTCTTCATCATCGTAGTCTTCATCATCATCGTCATCCTCAGAATCGTCTTCATCATCCTCTTCGTCTGATTCATCCTCTTCTTCGTCTTCCTCTGATTCTTGTAAACTCTTAATGGCCGACATCAAGTCTTCTTCACCGCCAGAGTAGTCCTCTTCATCGTCATCTACTTCATCCTCAGCGAATAATTGTAGATTCAATTTCAATGGCAATTCATTCTCAAATAGCATATCGGTTACTCCTCTCCCCTTTTTACGCATGGGTTGTGCGAAATTTGTATGTGTTCTGGCTTACGCTCCAGATAGCGAATGTTCTCTATACTAAATATAACCAATGTTCGTCCAAATGTAAACAATTATCTTCCATATATGTAGATTTTTTTACGTATTAAATGTAGATGAACTAGGGTAAACTAGAACTAAGGAAAATATAGAAGGTGGGTGTGTGCTTTCTCAGGTAAAATACACTTTCAATTCGCATTGATTATATGGGTAATGATTCAAGTGGGGGTCGATGATGTCTTTCTTAATCCTATTCCTTTCCTTATTGGCTCTGTTTTTCCTGATTGTGACCATAAAGCGGCACCTATGGGAAGAATCTTTCCTATGTGGTTGCTTTTTAATCATAGGGGTTTTACTCATACTATACCTAGTTTGTTACTATTTTCCTTCCCTATAGGTGTATTCTATAGCTGGAAATGGGCACTACTTTTTGGATGTGGATACTTTCTACATCTTATGATGGATACAGGCACACCAATGTCTATTCATTGGTGGAAAGGTCATCCTAGAAAAAAGAAGAAAAAACTTTACACCTCTTAACCAATTAACTATAATAGTGTTAGGAGGTGTTCTTTATGAACATATATGGAACTAAAGGTGAAATTATTTTAGTGGATATGGATGACCATGTATTATTATCAAGACATAATTGGTATGTAGATGATAAAGGATATGCACGAACTTCTATTGGAAGTAAAGTAATAAAAATGCACCAATTAGTATGTCCTTGTAGAAGGGGATTTATAATAGACCATATTAATCGAAACAAATTAGATAATCGTAAAGAAAACTTACGTCAAGTTAATATTCAAATTAGTAATCACAATCGAGAAAGAAATAATGATACTGGTTATTTTGGAGTTAAACGTAGTACGAGAAAAGATTGTTATGAAGTAAGTATGTCTCATAATTCCAAACCAATTTGGATAGCATCTGGTAAAGACATTCATGAATTAGCAATACTTAGAGATTATGCGGCATGGAAATTAAGAGGTGATTTAGCTTTACTTAACTTTCCAAATACTGATTATGAAAAATTTGACCATCCTAAAAAAGAAAATATAGATGAAAAAATAAAAAGAGCCTATCTCTAGGCTCTTTCTTTTTAACCAGCTTGCATATTGCCCATAGCCGTAGGGGATGTAGTTCCCTTTGGAGCCATTGAACCCATTTCACCAGCCGTACCTTGTTTTGTACCAGATGTAAAGGTCTTCTGTACGATTTCCTGTACTGGCTGAGCCATTTGTTCCGTAACTTGCTGGTCAGTAGCACCTTGACCTTTAAGACCTTGTGCTTGCTGGATTAATTGTAGAATCTGGTCACTCAGACCTTGAATATCCTGATTACGTTTATTCTCTCTGTCAGCTTGCATACGAAGTAGAATGTCTTCCTTATCTGGGAAGTCCTTCATGTTAATCCATTCTTCTGGTGTAATGATTGGTGGGTCATGCTGGAATTGCCCCTGTTGTTGCATTAGGTTATCTGCTTGCTGAGATTTACTAGCCGCAGTGATTGGAGCATGAGCATACACATCAGAACGGATTCTCCACTGTAAGTTGTCATAGTCCATTTCTTTTACTGGTGTCCATGTCATGTAATCTGCATTACCGTTCTTTCTACGAGTCATGATTGGTCTTTCTTCTTGCCAGTACACTAAGATAAAGTTTGCAATTAATTCTGATAATTCTTCTACAAAGTTATCAATTTGAATGGCCTTGTCTTTATCTCGAATAGTTGAACGGTCAATCAAACTATCTACACCTGTAGAAGTTGTTAAACTACCAACTGATTCACCAGTGTATGCTTCGGTAATACCAGCCATGTCTTTAATATCAGCTTTCATACGGTCTTCGATATCAAACAATCCTTTAGGAATGTCTGGTGGTTGAATGACTTCTACTGCATTTGGTACATTCGATGTCCATACTTTTCCAGCAAGCGTACCTGTCCTTGACATTTCAGCCGCATTAATACCAGACTCACGTAGTACGACCTTTTGGGGATTCTGGTGTAGAGTTCCAATAATCGAAGCGGTTTGTGCAGTTTTATTAATAATCTTCTGGTTTTCAAGCATATCCATAGCAGTAGAAGTTCCCCAAAACGAAGTGTCTTCCTCCTCGTCATGGTAAACTGCAAACGGTAGCACCGATGGTTTAAAATCCTCAATACGGTATAGTAAGAAGTCAGTATTCCATAGAAAATAGGAAACGTCAACTTGCCAACGACCATCTTCATTTCTGTATCTCTCCCAGTGAACATGCATTGTACACATTTCGTCATCGGTATCTGTATCATTGCTTTCATCAGACTTTGTAGTTGGTCTGTCAAAGATATCACCATTAGCGTCTGAGTCACGTTGCATATCAACATATTTTAATTTTTTTAATTTATCTCCAGCAAATTCTCTAAAGATAGGATGATTCTTTACATCCGAAAAAGCAATAGGTTCTGTAATGGTTACATACTTTGCTTCATAAATGCAATAGGCCGTTGGGTCAACATAGAAGTTAGCATTGTTTAGTTTCTTTACTTTAATATCATACCGATAAAGCTGGTTATCTTTGTGATAATCGCCGTAGTATTTACCACGAATATTATCCTCAGCATACACATAAGCTATAGATGTACCATGAAGTAACGCTCTGTCTACGACCTTACGTACCATGAGTGGTATCTTCTGTTCATCCCAAACGTGCTCATATGCTTTTTGAATTTTGTACACTAATTCTTCGTCATCTGGAGTAAGTGGCGTAAAGTTGGCTTGTGGCACGTTTTGGGCTAAGTTAGCACGTTTCGTAGTACGTACATATCGGATTAAGTTAGTAATCGGTTTAGGTATCCATACAGGAATGTTTACATTATCCCATTGTCGCCCTCTATCAAATTTATCAATTAACGCCCATAGTTTGTGATGTTCATCCATACCAGATGCCGCACGATTGTACCTACGGATAGCTTTATGAATTAACTTACGTTCCTCTTCTTCTGATAAACTATTATCTGGTGTATTGACTTCTTGACCTTCTGGGTTAGGATTCTCCATTTGCTGAGGTTGTTCTGTACCACCCATCATTTGTTGCATCATAGCTAATTCTTCTGGATTCATTTAGAGTTCCTCCCTACATCAATACCTTGTGCTCGTAACCATTCAGCCGTTTGCTGGTCAACGAATCCCCATTCAGCTAACTGATTTTCATCTTTCGGTTCTTCATCTTGTACAATTTCTGGAACTAGGACAATGGCTCTAATATCACGAAGTACGAATATGCCATCTGAAAGAACTATGGCATTATCCCCATCTGTAATTGCCATACCTACTAATTTGAATTCATCAGTTCTCCAATCCACTATACGATAAGAGTTATCTACATATTGAATCTGATATTGTAGTTTATCCATTAGTTCACACACTCCCAATCGTCTGCTAAAATATCAGAACCACTAGGCACCCATGTAGCTACATCATTTTGAGCGGTTTTTAAAGCAAAGTACCCACGATAGGGAACTAAGTCATTAGGGAAAATTCCTTTAATGACATCCATTTGTGCTGGATAGCTAGCTGGCTTTACGTAGTATGCGAACATGCCAGAACCATTCCACCCTTTACGTGCTACCTTACTACCATCTTTCATACACCATAATGCTTGACCGAAATCCATACAATCTCCTCCTAATAATAAGCTAAAAAGTCATCATACATTTCTGAGTTATTTTCATCATAATCAATCGTGTCATAGTTGTGGATATCACTGTAGCTTTTTGGTGGTTCATATGAAGTACCTTTTAAGAACTCTACGTCATCTGGCAACCTAGCAATCATGTATCGCATAGCATCACACAAATGGTCATTTTTCTTTTCAGGCTTTTCATCTAAGTTGTCTTCTGCGTTGTCAATGTCTGTTTCTGGATAAGTATATTGTAACAGTTCTGTGATGCCATTAATACAAGTTTTGTAGATTTTTAACTTACCAGCTTCGATATAACTGTTTACTTTGGTTAAACCATATTCGATATTGTTATTACCTAGAGAAAAATACAAACCATACTCCATGAAGTGTGATTGAATGTTTTTTCCATTGATTACATCATTCATACGGTTCTTGATGGCTGGGTCAGCTACCATGAAACGCAGTAGACCTGATGGGATTGGTTGTATTCTTTCTTTTAATTGTCCAGCATGGTACGGTAAAGTCTTCTCTGGTACATAATATTCGTCATAGAGAATGACTTCTCCTTCTTTTGGATTGATTGCTCCAAACCAAACGGCAGTTGGATTACGTAATCCATAGTCCATTCCTATAAAACGTTCCCAGTCTTTAGGAATACCAAACCTATCAGTCTTTTCTGGAACTACAGGATATGGGTCAATGAATGTAGTTGAGATTTCTGGATACACCATACCACTATTGTACTCAAAGCTACCTTCGAAGTATTTCTTTTTATACCACTCAGGCTTACCAACGGTATTCATTTCGATGTAGTTAGCTGGTAGATACGTATTTAGTTCTGTTTTCCAGATAAATGTACGCATGAACCGATTGTATTTGTCATGTTGAGGATGTGTTGGGTCTTTACGTGCATCATTATCTACGAATGTATCTTTAATCCACGTATTAGCTGGGTTAGATGCTACAATGATAGCTTTATTACTTGTGAATGGGTCACGCATACGAGATTGTACCTGAGTATAGATGGATTTCTTGATACCAGATATCTCCTCTATATGTGCTAGACCGATATTTAAGGAACGTATTTTTTGTTCTTCGTCTGTAGCAACCACAAAGATAGTGAATCCATTTTCGAGTATGATAATTCCGTCAGTTTTATTATAGGAACGAACAAGAGGAGGAGGACAAACCTCTTCAAAGAAAGTTTTGAGTGTAGTCTTTTTAAGTTGTCCAAGTGTCTGTGCGGCAAATAAACCACTTCCTCTAGGATTTTCTAATGCTCTCATTAAAAATTCTTGTAGTGTACTTCTTGATTTACCAGAACCGTATCCACCAAATACGGCAATGATATCTGTATCGTTATCCCCACCAGTTTTGACCATGTGCATGTCTTCTTGATAATACATTGGTACATATGTTAATTGTATTGCCATACAAGAATTACATTGAATGTATGACGGGTGTTGGTCTGGAGGTGGATACATGGTACCCACCTTACAGTTATAACATGTATCCATTTTTCATCCTCCTCCGTATTCACTTTCATCTGGTTCTGGTAGTTCTGGTAGAAAAGCACCTACTACAAATACGATGGCGATTGCAATGACGCACCACACTATTTTTTACCCTTGTCGCTAACAGGTTTGTTACTCTGTTTTAACTTAGCGGCTTGTTCTTGTTGTTTCATCTTACTTTCATGGCTTTCTTGACTCTGGACTATATTATGTTCATGATTTTCTTTTTGTTGTTGTAGTTTCATTTGATTCTCTTGCTGGTTATGTTGTAGTTTCAATTGCATTTCTGCGGCCTTATGTTCCAATTCCGCTTTTTTCGATTCCATATTCATTTCATGTTCCTGTTGTTTCATCTGAAATTCCATCTGTTTCATCTGCATGTTCATTTCCATTTCCATTTGCTTCATTTCCATAGCGGCCTTTTGGTCATCGTGCAACAAGGGAACTAAGTAATTTATAGCCTGAGCCATTTGAGATAGAATCTGAGACTTTACCTGAGCATGTAGCGTCATATCTTCCTTTACAGTTATTGCATGTTCCATATATTGATTAACAACCTCTGGCAACATGTCTAGCGGCTCTGGTGGTGCCATCATTTCTGGAGATTCTGGGTCAAACCCACCTTGTGCTATTTCATTATCCATTTGCTCTTGCTGGGCTAACTGTTCCTCTGTCATTTCCTCTGGTGCCCCACCTTCTGGTGGTGCTTGCTCTTGTCCACCTTGAGACATCATCGCTTGCATTTCTTCTGGATTCATTCGTCTTCCTCTTTCTGACCCTTACAGTCTGTTTTTAATTCCACTTCGACATTACACTTACTACAACTATAATATGAAACCACACCTTCTCCGCAACACTCTTCATCAATTTCATCACACATGTAATCACTTTGCCACACCATCCTCTCATCACATCTAGGACATTTCATGTCACTACCTCCTTTTTGTAATTTTTCATAATAACGTCTACCATGTTTCTTTAGATATTCTTTAAACATGGGATATTTTCTCTGGTCTAGGTATTTGATGTAGAACTATGACACGATTAGAATCTTGCTGGTTCAAT